AAATCTGTAACTGCAACTTGAACCATTGTGCCATTGTCATTTAATACAACCCTATCTGCATCAGCTACTGTTGTAGATGTGGCTGATGTTCCACCGTCAACAATATTTAATTCTGCAGCCGTTGAATCAATCGCAGCTAATTTAGTTAAATCTGCTTGTACTAATCCTGATACTCCGTCAAGTAAGTTAAGTTCTGCCGCAGTTGATGTAACTGCTGTTGAGTTAAGAACTAATTTACCATCTCCTATTGTAACTTTGTCATTAAATGATGCTGATCCAGCATCACTACCATCAAGTGTAAGCATTGTAATATCAGAACTATTATCAGTTCCTTTAAATATAATATCTGAATCATTTGCAGCTGCATCAATTGTAACATTACCTGAACTAGTAGTTAAATTAACTGCTGCATCTCCTGATGCAATATCATCTGCTGCTATAGCTGCTGCCGTAACACCAGTTTGAAAATATGTTTTAAATGTAGTAGCACTTGTAACTCGCATAGTACCACCATCGTTATGAAGGATACCATCACCATCAGCTACTGCTGTAGTTCCAACTGTAGCACCACCATCTACTAGATTAATCTCTGCACCTGTAGCTGTAATAGCTGTGCCATCTAAACTTAGTGTATCAATATTTGCTGTACCATCTACAAATAAATCTTTAAACTCAAGAGAGGAAGTTCCTAAATCTATATCATTATCTGTAATAGGTACAATAGCACCATCTTGTATTCTTAATTGTTGTGTTGCAGAAGATGATACTTCTACATAAAATTCTAAATGATTATTTGTTGAATCAATTAATACTTTGTTATTACTATCAGCATCTCTAAGAGTACCAATAGGTCCACCTTCACCCGCAGTACCATCATGCGTGTGTCCTGTTGTTGCGTGAAATGCAGCTAATACTTGGTTAAACTCATCATTAGAATGAGCTGCGGTGATAGTATCACCTGTTGTAAAGCTGGATTGTCGTGCCGAATAGCCTGCCATTATCTTCTTCCTCCTGGGGTAAATTCTAACTGAAAGCCTTTTACTGAAAATGAGTCTGCACTATTTTGATCATCTATCTGTAGTGCTACTGCAAATCCTGAACCTTCTACTGATTGTCTTACTAATGGAACACCTGATGCATCATATAGTGCTTGACCATATTTAGCTGCTCCATATGTTCCTGCACCACCTACACTAGGTAATGCTATCTTTGCTGGTTGTGGAGTATTCTGATCATCATAATCATATCTAAGAGCTAAGTTTGCATCAATAGTTGTTCCTTCACCTTCGTAGTTTAGATTAACTCTCTGCATATATTTTCTTAAACCTGGGTCACCCATTACCATATCTGGTGATCTATATACTGCCTGTATAGTTGTAGTTGTTGCACCTGTTGCAAATGTATTACCTGATTCCATTTTATATATGAAACCATCATAACCACCAAATACTTGAGTTTCAACATTACTTATAAAATCTGAATCTGTACAAGCTGGTTTAACACCAACTATATCTGCATATTCAAATCCTATAGATCCTGTGTTAGGATTATTTTTTAATACTCCTATAATTCCTTTTGATGATAATTGTCCTGTTGCATCTACTGGATAAAATAATCTATATTGTGATTTATCTCTAATAACTACAGAAGATATTCTATCTAATGTAACTTCATCAATTCTAGATTGTATCTGTCTAGATATAGATCCAAGTTCAACGTCACCAATTCTTGCCGTACCAGCAATGGTTCTTAAACCATCTGGTGCTAAAAATATAACATCACCACCAATCTCTTGAATACTACCACCATCTCTGCATCCAATATTTCTTGTAACTTCTTGTACTGCAAATGTAGAACTTGATGTTCCTGTTAATTTATAGATTCTATCTTGGCAAAATATAATTAATTCATTCCTAAATACTTTTAATCCAACAACAGTTGAGTCAACTTTAAATGATCCTGCACCACTACCAGTTGTAAAATTATCTTCTTCAAATGGTACACTAAATATAACTTCTTGTGAATTAGTTGCACCAGCATAAAACATATGATTTTGAAATGCTTTTACAAATTTAGGATTACTTGGAGCTGTTCCACCACCTGTTGCATTTACTACATCAACTGCAAAACTTGTATTAATTATTTGTGCAGGAGAATGTCCTGTTGCAATTATAAGTTTATCTGTACCATCAAAGTTAAATTTTTCAAAGTCGTAAGCTCTAGTAGATGTACCGAGTCCAGTTGTTAAACTGGTAAAACTACCTGATGTAGTTCCTCTATGTATATCTCCACCTCTAGCAACAATTACTTGATCATTAAATATAATTGAACAATCAACTACTAGGCTAGTAGTACTAGATCCTTGTGGTACAATCGTAGTATTAAATTGCGATGTTCCACTAACACGTCTATATCCACCCTTAATATCAGGTTCAAAATTTTGTAGTATAAGAGCTTCTCCAGGAGCCATAGAAAACACATCTTTATTAAGTGTTAAGCCACCTGCACAACTCACTACAAACGGTGATATAAGATCAGTAGTTGGCATTTATTATGTTCTTTTATTTGCTAATGCTTGCAATTGGTTTAATTCTATTTTAATTAAACCTTTACCTTTTAATAAATCTTTAGTGTTTTCACCACTTTTATATCTTCTAATGTATTCATTAATTTCTTTAATAGTCATTTTATCAGATACATCTGCCATTTGCATACCATTATCTTTTTGCATATCTTTTTTTACAGATTTATAATCTATATTATCAATTACTTTTTTTTCTTCTTCTTTTCTAATAGCCATTAACTTACTCTGCCTCCTATGTTTGTAGCAATACTTTCTCCTATGGTGTCAGTTCTCATATAATCGTTTTTAGTAGCATAGTCTACTTTTAATAATCTTAATTTTCTTTGAAAGTCTCTATCAGCTAATTGTGCATGCTGTGGGTCTGATCTAAGCATGTATGTATAATATTTAGCTCTATCAACTACTAATGTTCTAAATCTATCAGGTAAACTCATATTATCTCCATGAGCTGATAAATCTGTATGTGTTGTATAGTAGTCATAATTTACAGTATATTCATTTGTATTCGGTCTTGGACTAACACCAAAGCTGAATGATCAGGTAATATGTATACTCTTAATGGTATAGAATATCCACCACTATTATTAGTATCATCAGTTGGTTTGTTAGTTTGTAAATAACTATCGTAAGTTACATATACTAATTTTCTTGTAGCAATATCACTTCTAGATATTCTTACATAATCAACATCTAAGTTTGTAGTTGTAACTGTATTATTAAGTGTAATAAAAGATGTTTGTGCTGTAGCTGTAAATGTAGTATTTAGTATAGCACCTTCTCTAAAATTAGTTACAGTTAATGTTGTATTTAAATTTTGTGTTCCTTCTGCAGCTGTGCCTACCTGTACTTTTAAAGCAGCACCCACACTATTAGTATCTAAAACTCTAACTTGTATTTTGTATGTTTTATTTACTGTAGTATCTATAGATTGATGTGCAGCAGAATCGTTTAATCTTAATCTACCATTTCCTGTACTAGTATAGGCTGCACTTCCTGCACCTGTAATAGTAGTCCAACTATTTATATTAGATGTAAACTCACCATTAGTAACTAGTTGTCTTGGAGCCATTGAGAATGAATCCATATCTGCTTTTCTAAAGTCAGCTGGAAAATCATATTCATTATCACCTATAGTTAAATCTTGTGTAGTTCTTGAATATAATAAAGGTATCTCACCAGTTTCATTGTAGATATCGTGAATACCCTTATTAATAAAATCTTTAATTGCAGTTTGTATACCTCTACTAGAACTAAACGTACTAGAGGTTAACTCAGTTTCGTTTAATTCTCGAAGTACGCTATTCGTTAGTGTTAGGTAAGTTGTTGCCATTTTGTAATAATTCTATTATTTTATCAAGTTTTTGTTCTTGATTGTTAATTCTATTTTCTAAATTACTCATCCTTACTTTATTTGGATCCATAACAATTCTTTGACCTGTGCTTGCTCTACTTTTTTTTCTTAAATCATGTATAGCCATTTTATTTATTCTCCTAAGTTGTAAGGGGTAATATAATAAGGGGGACATATAGCCCCCCTTAAAATTATACAGTATTATACTGCTGTATCGTGTTGTGCGTCTGTATTTCTATCAGTTTCATCAATACCTGAAACATCACATAGAATAGCAAAAACACG